GCTACTCTCAGCATGTAGCCCGTAGTTCTGGATTTCTGCCCTTCTGGGAACGCATATTGCAATGTCCGAGCGGGGTTGTTGGAGCCAGCACGCTGAAACTGCGCCCACGTTGACGAGTCGCCGTCAAAAGCCATCCATCGCGGCTGAAAGGTGGGGCTTTCAATGTTATTGACGCCCGACACTTCGCCGCTGGGCGATGTGAGCGAAGTCATGGTTGGGATTGCGCGAAACACGTCGCCCGGCGTCACGCTACTCGTCGCGCTGGAGTAAGTTCCCGCGCCAACGCCATTCACCGCCGCCACGCGGAAGATATAGCCCGTTCCGTTGGTCAGTCCCGTGACCGTTGCGCTGGTCGCCGTCGAAGTGCCGTCGCTCACGGTCGTCCATGTGGAGCCGCTGTTGGTGCTGGACTGGACGAGGTAGTCGGTGATCGGCGTCTGGGCAGAGACGGTCGGTGCAGTCCACGCCAGAATGACCTGCGCGTTGCCTGCGGTCGCTGTCAGCGAGGTCGGTGCGGCTGGCAGGAACAACGCCCACCGCGCGTCGGCGTTGAGGATCGCCTGCACGGTGACCTTGTTGGTGACAGTCCCGGCCGAATCGCTGACTGGCAGGACGCTGGTCAGTGTCGGCGTGCCGGACACCAGTTCAGAAATCTTCTTATTGGGCATGCCCTATCTCCGCGTTCATCTGGTTAAAACAGCAGGGGATCCCCGCCCTCAGTGGTCAGGAAGTCTCCGCTCTCGGTCATAATCCCACCGTCAATGCCACCCACCCCAGGCCCTACCTCCACGTACACGCTGGTTTCCCAGCGAAACAGTTTGTTGCGAGTAAGATCGACAAAGATGGCAGGGGCTGTGCCCGTGGCCGGGAAGTCGGCAAACGAGTCAAATGCGTACAGTGATGTAGCACCCGTGGCCAGCTGCGTAACCGCACCCGCACCGTTGCGGTAAAACAGCTTCCCGTCCGCTTCGTTGATGGCGATCTGCCCAGAGACGAGCGAAGGCGGCGTGTTACCGGCAGTCGTAGATCGGAGGATCCGAACGGTAGCCAAAGCTAAAACGTGCCTCCATCAATATCGGAGCTAGGGGCCAAATAATCAGTGCCGGCAACGGCCAAGGCGTACGTGGAGCCATTGCCCTTCAGCAGTCCGTTCACGGCGGAGGTCAGCCCCGTGCCGCCCTGCGCTGGCGCGACCGCAGAGAACCCTGTCCCCAGCGCGCCGCTCGTCAGCGTGCCCACGCTTGTCAGGCTGGAGCCGGTAACACCCGATCCCAGCGCCGTCGAAGACAGGACGCTCGCACCAGCGATCCGGTATGACTTGCCGCTCAAAAGATTGAAGTGTTCGCTACTTGTCCAAGCGGAGGTTGCTGCGACCCAAGTCAGCGTGTACGTGCCAGTCCCGGACAGCGAGATGCCGCCACCGTCTGCCGCGGCGTCGGTAGTCGAACCCTTGGCAAGCTCAATGTTCTTGTCGGCAATCGCCAGGGTGGTGGACGAGATGGTGGTTGTAGTGCCGTTGACAACCAAGTTGCCGCCAACTGTCACGTTGCCCGTGAAAGATGCGCCAGCCAGCTGCGCGTACCCAGACAGATCGACGTTGCCGCCGGCAGCAGCCACCGCAGAATCGACATACGCTATGGTTGCATAAACGCCACTGCCCGCAATGGCAATCGCCTGCGTGGCCAAGCCGCCGGCGCCGCCCGTGCCCGTGCCGTAATACAAAATGTTTGTCTGCTCGTTGTAGCCAAGCTCTGCGTTGGCAAGCGAACTCGGAGCGCCGGCACCACCGCCGCTCGCGCGTCGTTTGATACGAATTGTCGCCATCAGAAATTACCCCCGTCTAAAAGCTGGTTCTCAGAGAAATTGCGCCACTTGCCGTTCGACCATCGCAGAACGTCGCCGGTCCTTATGTCCGACATTTCCACGTCGCTGGAAGACGGCAGTGAGAATCGCAGTGAATTGAGTAGGTACGGCAACGACAGCCATCGCGTCACACCGTCTCCGATCTTGATCGCTCCCGATCCGAATGCTGGATCTGAGTAACTGTAAGTGTCCACCGAAGGCTCGGTGCTGGATGGAACGTCCCGCTCATAGCCGATCTCACCAGCCTGGAGGATCGGATTAGTGGCAGTCCACTCTGCGGCCGTGCCTCTCCGGAACTGAATGAGCTTCGTACTCACACACCCCTCCCCTTGGCGCGGTAAGCGTGCTTCTCAATGACCTGAGCGCGGAGATCCTTGGTCTTGGCTTCTGGGTTTTTACGCTTCGCCAACCGGACGGCTTCGCGGACGCTGGACTCGCTCATCAGCTTGCGATGCGGATCGGCGGCACCAGGGTCGTAGTTGACCGTACCCGCCACGCTCAACCGTCGCTTGTGGGCAACCTTCAGGATCTCATCGTTGCTGGACACCCAGGCTTCCGGATCCCGCCAGCCGCGCTTATCAGCTAAACCACCTACGTAATACTTGCCCGAGATGCTCACGCCGGCCTGCCGGGCTTCCGCGGCCACGTACCGAGCCTGACGCAGCGGCATTTCATCCAGCTGCTGGTTGTTCAGGCGACCCTCCATGAATGCCCTGTCTGAGCCGGATGTACCGGGGGCAACCTGGAGAGCAACCATCGCCGCCCACTTCTCGCCGTAGGGCAGGGCACGCTTGTAGCTTTCGACGGCCTCACGGCCTGCGCGTTGTACTTCAACCGGGATTTGCATTGGGCGGTCCTTCGGGTGGGGGCGGAGGAGGAGGTGGCGGCACCATGTAGCGGGTCACATCGACATTCATCGCCTTGCCCCAGTCTTCCAAGAGCGCGTTGAACAACTCTGGGCGACCGGCCTGCAGCATGCCCTGACTGATCGGGGCAAGGATCTGCATGGCAGTGGTGATGTTCTCAATGCGAGTGGCGTTGTTGGGCTTCTTCACAGAACCCGCCTCAACGCGGTACGAATACTCGCGGACGATTGTGTCGGGGTCTTCGCCCTGCACGTGCATCTGCCAAGCCTGTGCGGCCATGGGACCAAGCAGCGGCGCAACGTCCTGCGGAGCGATCAGCCACCGGGCCAAGAGCGCTTCCTTGCGGGCGACCAAAGACAATGCGTCCTCCAGAATGGAAGCATAGTCGTCCGGCCGAACCGAAATCTGCTCTGCCTTGACCGTCGCCTCTGCGGCGCTGCGGAACTGATTCCGCGTCATGCCGTAAATTAGCTCGGTCAAACCGACGCGCCGGTCAAACAGCGCCGTGACTTCTGAGATGATCTGATACATGTCCGACGTGACGCCGGGCATCTGGAACACCGAGATCACATCATTGACAGAACGACCGATGGCCTCGGAAATCTCCACCACCTTAAAGCCGCCCTCGTCCTTCTCCAGGATCTTATTTTTTAGATCCGGGTCAGCTGACTTCGCCACGCCGATCAGTACTTGGGCGCTCGTCGCAATCCGCGTAGCCAAGAAGCTCATCGCCCAATTGATGAAGCGAAGCTCCCCAATACCCGGCCGGATCATGCTGATCGGCCAGCTGTAACCCGGCTTGCCGTGCCAGGCCAGGAGCGTGAACGGCCAGCCGCCCGGCTCTGCCCAGAAAGGCACGGGCCACTGTGCAGCCATGAACATCGACGGCGGCACGCCCGTCTCGTCCACTTCCTCCTGCAGCATCTTCTCAGGCATATTGAGCGGATAGTCCACGCCTTCCGCAACAACGATGTAGCAGTTGGGTCCGAAGGCGTCGAACTTGCCACGCAAGTCCTGGTCGGCGTTCTTGAGGCGATCACCGAACCCTGTCTTGCTGTAGATTTCCCAGTAGCAGATAAGGTCGTTGCTCAGCCCGAACTTCTTCTTGTACTCAAAGCCACGCTCGTTGCTGTCCGCCCTAGACGAATAGCTTTCAATGTGACCCTTGAGATCCTCGCGAGACAAACCGAACTTCTGCGCCACCTCGTCCACGGGCTGCACGCGCTTGCGAGCGACCCAGCGAATGTCCTCAAACTCATCGGCGTCCGGATCCCAGACCAGATTGTCGATGGTGTCGTAGAAGCTGCCGGCCAGCTTGGTGGGCGATCCGGCGTGCGAATACAGTTCATGCCACCAGACACCCGCGCCCTTAATGAACGCTTCCTCCACCACCTTGCGGGAGTGACGCTTCAGATCCAGTTCGTTGGGCGTGTAGTTCAGGTAGTCTTCCAGCAGTCGGGAGACGAGCTTCCGGCGCTCCAGCATCATCTGCTGCTGCTGCAAGCCCTGCTGGTACATCTGCACGCCCGGGTCGGGCATCAGCACAGGCTGGCCATCGGGGCCAATGATGGGCTGGCCATCCGGACCCATGGCGGGCACGGGCGGCTGGGGCTGTATGCCCAGCAACTCAGGACCGATGATGGGGTAGTCCTTGGGAGTCACCGCCCGGTTGGGGTTGCGGTGGTGAATGACCGCCGTGAACAAACGAACAGCCTCCCACACCCGGTTGACCTGCATCCGGAATGCAGGGGGAGCCATGCCCTTGTTGTAGCCACGCTCACCACGGGCGTACCCATCTTTCCACATGAAATCCGGGTCGCCAGCGAAGAAGTTCATCGCCTCGTCCGCGTCCTCCTGGAAGGGGCGCTTGTGCTTGGTGGCCTGGCGAATGCAGTCCAGCCAGCGGGCGACGATTGGGCGCAACGGTTTGTCCATGGAAAGCTCCTAAAGGGTTAGTGGCCTCACTTGCCCCTTCGGGCTTCCAGGTCCGCCACCTTGCGTTCCAAGACCGCTACTTTCTCCGAGAGAATGGCGTTTTTCTGCGGCTTGTGTTCCCACATCCCATACTCTTTCCAAGCCGGAAACTCTGCCACGCCGGGGTCTGTGGCGTGGTGAACGCTGCCCTTTTCGATGCCGCCGTAGCCCGGCGCCAAGGCCCAGACCGTCAGGGTGCGGGACGAGACTCGCGTCACAACCGCCGGCACTGGCTCGGCATGCTCATGCGCCCGGTAAAACACCCAGTCTCCCAATTCCGCCGTTGGCATTACATACTCACTCATTGTCGTCTACCTCCCATGGGACCAAGAACAATGCAGTTGTCGTCGGACGACTGCTGTCGGCGGCGCTTGTCCGCCAGATACCGCACCCACCAAGGCTCCGGACCCGCTGTCCGTTGGGGTGGGTGATACTCAGGTTCGTACGCACACAGGTACTCCACCGTCTGGATGGCATGCACCTCGCCGCGGCTCTGAGGCTCGTCGGTCACGTACACCTGCCCGTTGACGGTTGTGGTCTTCTTGCGATAGCGCCGAATCTCCCGCATCAGATTCGGGCACGCCCCCTCCAGGAACTTGAGCCTGGTCGTACCATCGCCGCGGATGTGAAGCATCTGCCGGACGAGAGCCGTGCGGGCGGGAATGTCGTCGCTGCCCGGGATGAAGCCGTTCCCGCTGATCTGCGCCCGTATGCCGCGCTTCTTCAGTTCTTCGGAATACAGTTCATGGGGGAGACGGCCGGAACCCAAGTCCCGCAGCATGCCGCCGTGCATGTCGATGATGAAGTTGTAGAAGTGCTGGCCTTCCGCCTTCTGGGCAAACTGCTCGCCAAAGATGAGGCTGTTTGCTTGGCGGATGTAGAGTTCGTCATAGATCAAAAGGAACTTTTCGTCCGGGGGCACCGCTCCAAACACACACGCGAGGACCGTGTGGCCCGGATCGATTGCAACATAGCGAGTCCAGTCTTGAGGCACCCGCCCATCGGGTAGATCCTCTCGCCGCAGTACATGCACGCCAGGATTGAACGACGGGTACATGAGCGTGCTTTCCGTGGTGAACTCGCCCTCCGCTCGCATGCGAAGCTCGTCCATCCCCAGGGCAGACCACCGTTCGATGTTTTTCTGCTTTTCCTCGTTGTCAATATGGGCGTTGTCCAAGAACCGCAGCGTGAACTTCTTAATGATCGGATTTGGATGCCCGTCTTCCTCCGCCTTGTCCGCACGTTCACACAACCCCAGCAACGCATCGTTTTTGCTATGGGGCATAGCCGACCAAACAAACCGGCCTTTGCGGTCTGCAAGACGGGCCTGCATTTCACCGACCCACCGTTCGTTGTTGATGTCCTCGTCAATGTGGACGAGGTCGGCCTGAAAGCCCTGTGGCGGTTCTCCCTCGGACGAGAAGCAGTTAATCGTCCAGCCATTGGTTAGCTCTGCCTTATTGAGGTAGCCGGCGTTCTTCAGAACCCAACTCATCTCCTTGATCAGGCGCGGCGGGATGAGCGGTGGCGCCGGTTTAGCTTTGGAGGGATCGTCCACCCCGGGCTTAAAGGCCCGCCACTGATTCGTCTTCTCGTCCTTGATCATCTTGAACGCCCCTGCACGGAACAGCATCGGCACCACCACCAAACCGATGTGGGGCCAGTTCCGCCCGATGATCACCAGATTCCCGCCCTCTTTGGGATACTTCCCGTACGGGTCTTGTCCGGTGGCTGCGCGAGCATCCTCTATGAAACTTGCGGCGCTCTTGCCTGACCGATTGCCACCGATTAGCAGGCGCTCGCTCGCCATGCACTGATGGAACTCCTCCTGCTTTGCCATCGGGACATAGAGACGCAGGGCTTCGATCCGGCGTTCAGCCAGTTCGATCTGCACATCGCGCAGCTGGTTGAGAGCATGCTGCGTGATGCCTTGGACCGCCGGTTCGTCAGGCGTCGGCGGTGGGGGGATTGGCGGGTGCTTCCGCATATTCTCCGCAGTAGTCAGTCGGGTCGGTGATCGGGTTGCAATCCTCTTCCACCGTCACCTGCGGCGGGTATCGCTTGCACCTGCCCCACGTCGCCACGGTCGGCGCCCACCACCGGCATGTTTTGCACTCCATGTTGCACCTCCTTTAAGGGAATTCCCTGCACAGTAATTGTCGTTGCGGCTTCAAGGATTCGCTCCCGCAACTCATCTTCCAGTTCCTCTTCAGTCCACGCCGTGAGCGGTTTCTTAGCCCCACCCATAGCCGTGTTGGCAGACACCAGCCGAACGACCGTATCCAGCATCTTGGTGCGGAACGCGCCGCCGGACGGGGAGTCGAACAGCTGCTTCATGTAGCAGTTTGCGAACCCCCGAACACCGCCGAAGTACTCCATCAGCACTTCCAAGAGTTCCGACGAATGCGGGATGTTGGCGCCGCCGATGCGCGCGGATGCGACGAACAGATCGACAGCGCCCTTCTCAATCTCCGCTAGCTTCTTGTTGGTCTTCTTCTTGCGAGACTTCTTCTCATGGGCGTTGCGGCACTTGCGACACCGGGCGTGAAACCCATCCTTCGACTTATGCCAGTTAGCGGGAGTCAACTCATAGGAGTTTCCGCACTGGATGCACGCCTTGTACTCTGCCATTACCGCGGCTTGTCGCTCTCCTGCTGGAGGTACTGCCGCAACTGGGCGGGCGGGGTCACAGACACCAGCTTCACGCCGTTGTCGTAGTTGGCCTCCCAGCACTGCTTGAGCTTGGAACTGACATCGACAGCCTGGATGATCTGCGGCTTGCCGACGCACTTGGGCTTCCAATGCCCGGCCCACGCATCCCAGTTACAGAACACCGGGTTGTAGCCCAGCTTCTGCGTGCCGGCGAGCGACAGGTCGCGGGTCATCGTCACGTCCTCAGTCGAAGACTTTTCCGCTTGGTAATGGTCCGGGTATTCGTAGTAAAACCACGGCTTGTCGTCCGAGCCTTTTGGCTCCGTGATCTCAAAGGCACGCATGTCGTACATGATCAACCCAGTTGGGAGAGCAGCGCACTCCTGAATGCCAGCGAGCTTGGCGCCCGTGTCGCGGTCGTACATCTCCAGCTTGAAGTCTGGGTTTGCGTTCGCTGACTGATGGGCCTGCCAACGGAACACGTACACGTTCTCATGGGGCGGCGGGCCGCAGTAGGGCGCGCCAATCACAACCGGACCCTTGGGGTAATGCTCCACCAAGAAGTCAAACGAAGACTTCAGGAACGGCTTTGCATCAGCCTGCCCGGCGTACAGGTCGGGCTTCATGTCCGAATCAATCATCACCAAGACATCGACTCCGTACTGCCGTGCCATGAGAACGGCACGGTTTCTGGTCATGGTGATGGGTGTGTCTGAGAGGTTCCAGACTTGGATGTTGGAAACGCGAGGATCTTGGGACAGGCTGGTGACCGATGGCAGCATCCATTCGCGAATGTCAGGCACCTCAGAGGAGATGCCACCATTGCCGCCATACGAAAACGTGCAGAAGCCGATATGAAATTTCTGCTGCATAACACCCCCGGGGTTAGGTGTACAATTTTACACTAGCTTGACGCGCACGTCAACGACGATTGTCGCCGTTTTGACGCAGCCCTCCGCGTCGAACTGAACTGCCTCTGCGATTGGTTGGCACGGGCGGGCGGACGTTGGGCGGCGGAGCTTGCATTCTGGGTTGCCACGCCAGTGCCGCGGGATCGCCTGCCTGTGCCCGCGTACGCAGACGCTCCAAGGCGCGGATGTGTGCGCTCCATTCGGCGGGTGGCGCGGCGCCTTGTCGCGTGCCGTAGGTCGCCGCTCGCCACTTGTTCAGTTCACCATCGATCCGGGTGAGTTGGGGATTCTGCGTTGGCCTCTCTTGCGGCGCGCTTGCGAGGCGGGCGGGTTTCGACTGCGCGCGATAACCATACCTTCGCGCCGGTGCTGGCCTCGCCTGTTGAGGGACATCGGGCAACCCAAGAGCAGACTCCTGCGGGTTGTATGCCGTTCCACTCGCAGGCGGCGGCACGGGCCGGGCGGCACTCATTGCCGGGGCAGGCTGCTCATCGTAGCCCATCGATGGATCGTAGGCGTCCTGCGCTAGCGACGGCCTTGGTTGGTTCGCGGCGGGGTCGTTGCCAAACGGATTCTGCCACTGAGTGCCGGTCATGTACGGGCTGGCGGCTGACCGAGTCCGCTGAACGTCTTGGCCGGCGAGGTTGAATGGATTGGCGAATTCGCCACGCTCCAACTGCCCTTCGGCCTGCTGCATGATTTGCGGGAAATCGTAAGTCTTGGGGCCAGTTGCCTGACCGCCACTGTATTGCTGGAGTCGCTCAGACAGATTTCCGGCAAACGCCTCGCGCTGGCGAAACGTGTCCTGCCAAGGCGCCGCCCTGCCATCGACCCCAGTGGCCTGTGCAACAATCGGACCTGGCCGATCATCCATAGCGTTGTACGCCATGTTGCCAGCCCAGCTGGGCGATACCTGCGGTGCGCTGTACTGGCCTGTCATGGGATTGAAAGCACGGCTGCTCGCCGTACCGGGCATCGTCCAAGACTGCACGGGCGAGGTTCCGCCCGCCTGCCCGTACGCCTGCGCGAAGACTTGGTTGGACGGCACCCGTCCGGAGAGATCGTTCTGACGCGCACCCTGTGGAGGCGTGCCATAAGCGGACATGTTCACAGACGATGCCGCGGGCGCCTGAGAAGCTCCCCAGCCGGGA